ATGCTTGTTGAATTGAAACAAAAATCGCAAGTGACAATTCCCGTTGAGTTGTTAAAAAAGATGAATTTGAAACCTGGAGATAAATTGGATATTGAGGAAAGAGAAGGACGGTTGGTTATTACGCCGGTCGTGGTTATTCCCCGTGATCAACTATGGTATTATTCGAAAGAGTGGCAAAAAGATGAATTGGAAGCGGAGCAACAGATTAATGATGGCAAGGTAAAACTGGCAAAAAACGAAGACGAACTTTTTAATGGACTTGGTTTGGATGAACTATGAATATTTACTATACCGAGCTTTTTAGGGAAAAAGTTAAAGTATTGCCAGTAGAAATTAAGAAAGCGCTAAAAACCAAGCTAGAGTTGATGGTAGAAAATCCGCGACCTCCTTCGTTACGAACAAAAAAGATTCAAGGCCAGGAAGGGTCATTTGAAGTTAGTGTCACTATGGGGATTCGCATGACGTGGCAATATACCGATGACGGTGTATTGCTCCGCAATATTGGTGAGCATGACAAAACATTAAAAAATCTATAATAGTATGTGGCCTGCAGTTTTCTACTGCGGGTTTTTTATTTGCACAGAAACAAGGGGAGAGATGTTTGAACCCAGGAGAACTCAATTGCCGGATAAGTTTGCAGCAGCAAACCAAAGAGCCGGACGGTCAAGGTGGATTTCAGACTACCTACGTACCCAGAGCTATCGTATGGGCTAAGATTACGAATCGGACCGCAACCATGAAGGATCAGTACGAAGTGGTGGTGCCTGAAATTGTGCATCAGATTATCATTCGGTATCGACGGGATATAGTGGTAACCGACAGACTGGAATATAAAAATCGTATCTTTGAACAAATTGGGCCGCCTGTTGATGAAGGCGAGAAAAAAGCATATATTCGACTCACGTGCCGGGAGGTAGTAACTGATGCAGATGGCGATTCGGGTTACGGGTATTGATAAATGCCTAACGTTTGGTAATTTGGTAACAGGGAATGTAAGTCTGGCAATCGAAAAAGAAGCAGAACTCGGAGCAAAAGAAATCCGAAAGCGTGAGCGGGCATTGGCTCCGGTAAAGTCTGGTGGATTAAGAAAGAGCATTGTTTCGCAAAAAGGGAAATATGGCATTAGTCGCATGGTGCGGGCGAAAGCTCCGCATGCACCGCTCCAGGAGTACGGAACCAAGCGAGGGGTGAAAGCCAAACATTTCGCGGAAAAAGCCAGAGAAGAACTACTTCCAGGTATTGAGGAAAAAATAAAGGCCGCTGTCCGGCGAGAGGTGAATCCATGATCCGGTCACCCGTATCTCCGTTAAATAAAGCAATATATGAACGGCTGAAATCCGCTATGAAAGTTGCGGTATATGACGCAGTACCGGTTGGTAAGAAAGCGCCCTTTGTGGTGTTAACCGATACTGCGGCCCAAAGCTGGAATACGAAAACCCTATCTGGAGCATTGGTAACTGCGACAATTAAGGTAGTTAGCGAGTATCAAGGCGATAAAGAAGTGGCGGAATTAGCCGATCAGGCTATTTCCGCCATTATGCACCCGAAGCTGCTTGTAAGTGATAATTGGCAGATCGTACAGAGTGCGATTGACAATCACACGGTGGATCGTTACGAAATGCACAGGGAAGCTACCATTACTTTTAAACTTATTATGATTGACATCAAGGAGGGATGAAATGCCCTTACTCCCTAGTGATGGTGTAGACTTTTTACTTAAGGTCAACACCGGAACGGCAGAAAATCCGGTTTGGATTATTATTGGAGGACAGCGTGGTGCCACACTCAGCATGACGGCGGCGGTGATTGATGCCAGTAACAAGTTATCTGGCGCTTGGACAACCAGTGTTCCCGGACTTATGAGCTGGAGCATGGATGCTGATGCCGTCATGCTGACTGATGTGGCTGGGCTAACCGTGGAAGCCGCCCGGCAACAGTTACTGTCGTGCTTCTATAACCGAACCTTAGTGCATGTCCGGTATGTACGCAAAGATGGCAGTAAGTTTCAAGGCTATGCGGCTATCACGGATTTATCTGAAGAAGCCCCGCATGATGGGGTAGCCACCTATAAGATAAAGCTCGATGGCAGTGGTGCTCCGGAAGAAGTAAATGGGACGAAACAAGTAGAGTCGTTAGTTGTAAGCGGTACGGTTACGACTGCAGGTAATGCCTCACTTACTATTACCGCAGCAGGATTAAGTGGATCGCCGAAAACCTTGAGTGTGGCAGTGGCCCAGAACGATTCGGCAGCCGTAGTGGCGCAAAAAGTTCGGGAAGCGTTAAGCGTAGATAGTGCCGTAGCTGCTTTTTTTGATATTAGCGGTGTGGGAACTGCGGTTATTCTAACCCGGAAAATAGCAGCGGCTAATGATTCTACGCTAAATAGTGCCATAGCCAATGGCACCTGTGTAGGCCTTAGTGCTGTTCCCGTATCAAGCGATACGACGCCAGGAGTTGCACCGGTATAGATAGTAAGAGTAAGTGTATTTTCCATGCACTTATTTTTTATTTTTATATAAGAGGAGGCTTTGTAAATGACAGGGTCTGTATATATCGCGATCGGCGGTAAAGAACGAAAACTTCGTTATGATATTAATGCGGCGGCAGATATGGAAGAACTTATGGGCGGAAAATCGCTGTTGTATGTGCTGGGGAATCCGATGGCAGCAGGTTTTTCTGCGATCCGGGTGCTTTTGTGGGGTGGATTAAAACATGCCGAGAAGGGCCTGACCCTGCAGCGGGTCGGTCTAATGATGCAAGAGTATTTGGAAACCGGTGGGACCTTAGAGAGCCTTGCCGTTAAAATTGGCGAAGCGGTTAGAAAGTCCAAGATATTGGGCGAAGAAACAGAAAGCGAAGAAATGGGCGGTGACCTGGGAAACGAGGTTCAGCCACAGTAACCGAGTGGCTGAGCCGGATGACTCCTATTGCTTACGGAGCGCTGGCGCTCAAACCTTGGGAGTTTTGGCGGCTTACGCCGGGTGAGTTCCAACAATTAGTGGAAGGGTATATTTGGCGGACGCAAGAACGGCAAATAGAGGCGGCTAGATTCGTTGCACCAATTATTAATACCTGTACTTCGTATGAACTCAAACGGCCGGTTACTGTGGAAATGCTGTTAGGAAAAGATCCTAAAACAAAAGAGCATAGCGAAAAAACACAGGGTGAAGTAAAGACGGAACTAGCGAAATTGGTGGCAGAAGTGGGGTGAATGGGTGGCGGGCAATGCTTCCATGACTATCTTCATTGGTGGAGATAACTCGGATTTTCTTAAAAAGTGGGAAAGTACGAAACGCGCCATGCGAAAGGGCTTCGGCTCCGAGGCCATGGCGATGTCGGAAAGCGTAGTTACCGGCTTTGGCGCGGCGGCAGTGGCCATGGGAGCTTTAGGATTAGCCAGCATAAAACTGGCCGGGGACATGCAAGCCAATAAAAGAGCGTTTACCACACTGTTAGGAGATAGTCAGCAGGCAGAAGTATTCCTAGGAGATTTAGCAAAGTTTGCCGCCCAAACTCCATTTGAACTTCCTGGGTTATTTTCCGCCTCTAAGAGACTCTTGGCGTTTGGTTTTACCGCTCAAGAAATTTTACCGATGATGGCCGCGTTAGGAGACGCTGCCGCCATGCTGGGACTTGGCGAAGAAGGCATCAATCGAATGACCATTGCCATTGGTCAGATGCAGGCAAAAGGAAAAGTCTCGGCGGAAGAAATGATGCAATTGGCTGAGGCTGGAGTTCCTGTCTGGCGGTATCTTGCGGAGGCAATTGGAACAGACATTCCTACGGCCATGAAGCTGGCGGAAAATGGAGCGATTGATAGTACCACCGGGATTAACGCGGTACTGAGTGGAATGCAGACCAATTTCAAAGGTGGAATGGCCGGACTATCCCAAGAAATCCCCGGCCTGTTCAGTACAATAAAAGATAATGTAAATGCTGTTCTGCGTGAAATGGGCGATCAATTGATTAGCGCACTGGATATTAAATCCCGCATGCAGCAATTAGCTACCTACCTCGATCAATTTACGGGGTATATAAAAGGAAGCGGAGTGAATGCCGCCTTACGTGAATTGATACCTAAAGAATTATCGCTGGCCATATTTGTTGTGGCTGGTGCCTTGACTGCTGCCGCTATTCCGGCCCTTGTTTCTTTTGCCATTGCTGCTTGGACTGCGATTGCTCCATTAGCTCCGTTTATTGCGGGTGGCGCGGCTCTTGGAGCAGTAGCTTGGGTGATCTGGCAAGCCTGGGAGCCATTAGGTGGTTTGTTTGCTAATACATGGACCGCGGCGGTTAGCTATACCGTACAAAAATGGGCGGAACTCAAAAGTGTGGTATATAGCGGCGTGGAGAAGGTATTATCGGCGGTCATGCCACTGCTTAATCTCTTTGGCGGTGGTATTCAGCAAGCTGCCGCTGGCTGGCTGCAAAGTGTTTCTGAAGGTGCGGCGACTGCAGGAGAAGAAGCGGTGGCGGCATCTGAGCAGGCACGACAAGCCGCTAATGGAATTAGCACGGCTTGGAATGGCATTGGTAATAAAATTACTTCTGGTGTTGATGGCCTAAAGGAAAGTATCAGCGGCTTATCTACGACTTTTACTGGCTTGAGTGGCAGTGGGAAATCTTTCGTTCCAAGTAATACCGGTGCTGGTAGTGGAAAGAGTACCTGGGATAAACTGAAAGACAAAGCAGAGCAAGTGACTAAAGAAATTCGAAGCCAATGGATACAAACCACCAAAACAGAACTCGAACAGCTGGATATTTGGAAAGCAGAACAAGTGGCTGCCTTGGAAGAAACCAAGGCAGCCAATGAAACCTATCAACAAGATGTAACCCGATTGGAAGCTGTATATTCTGTGCGCCGCCGTAAGATTATGGAGGAAGAAGCCAAGAAACGAAACAGCATCTGGGATGAGGCTGCAGATACGGTGCGTGCTTTAACTACTAAGCTAGGAGCCATCGGTAAAACTGGGGTGGTAAAAGAAAAATTTGATCTTGAAACCGAGGCTGTGGCACAAATAGAGGCGGTTCAGCGTAAATATCGGAATTGGACAGCAGAGTTTACTAGTGCTACTCAACTAGAGCAGGAAGAGTTCTGTAAAGCCTGGCAGGCCAATGGAATTCAGTTTGAAGTTATGGCAGATGGTATGGTGAACTTTTCGCGGCAAGTTGCAGCAGAACAAGTAGCAATTGAAGCCGAGAAAAATCAGAAATTGAAAGACTTGCATTATGACCGGGTGAAATTCCAAGAAGATTTGGAAGAAGCCAACAAAGAGGGCGACATTGACCGTTATTGTCAGCTTCTAATGGAAAAGCAAGCGTTAGAGGCACAGAACCTTGCGGGACGGCAGGAATATTTAGACACCTATTATGAGATGTGGAAAAACGCACACCGCTCGGCGATGAGCTATATGGCTGAATCCATGAGTGGACTCTATAGTGGGTTTCAAGGATTTTTTAGTGATATCATTACCGGGACAAAGTCCATCGGAGATGCTTGGCAGGACTTAGGCAGTAAAATTATGAAAATCATCGCCGATATGGCGGCTCAGTGGGTAGCCAGCCGCTTGGTCCTATCCGTATTTACCGGAGTGGGTGGGAGTACTAAAGGAATGTCACCTAATACATCAACACCAAGCAGTTTCAACACTTTTGCTGTAAGTTTACCGGCAAGAGCCGCCGGTGGTCCGGTATCTGCCGGAACGCTATATAAAGTGAATGAGCTTGGTATGGAAACTTTTGTGCCTGCTGTTGATGGGTATATCTTAAATGCAAAACAAACTAGCCAGACAAAAGCATCGCAAGGAGCACCTCCAACTATTATTATGAACATTACCACACCGGACGCGCATTCCTTTCGGCAGTCCCAAGGGCAGATATTAGCCAGTATGAATATGGCTTTAGCGCAAGGCAGACGCAATTTATGAGCAGCTTTCATGAAGTGCAGTTTCCGCCGGATATATCGTTTGGTTCTACAGGCGGCCCTGGTTATTCGACCGGGGTCGTTACTACATCCAGTGGCGGAGAACAGCGCAATCAGAACTGGGCGCAAGCCCGCTGCAAATATAACGTTGCGCATGGTGTGAAGAACCAAAAGCAATTGGATATATTAATTGCCTTTTTTCGAGCCAGAAGAGGTAAAGCTTATGGGTTTCGCTTTAAGGATTGGGCAGATTTTACGGGGGTAAAACAAAGCTGCAGTGTTTTTGGCAGCGGACCGCCTTTAGTGTATCAAATGCAAAAGACGTATACTGATGCAGCAGGCTATACTGAAGTGCGAACTATTTATAAACCGGTTGTAGGCACTGTTAAGGTTTATATAAACGGGTCGTTGCAAACCGGTGGTTATACTGTGGACTATGCAACAGGGAGAATTACCTTTGTGGAGGTTCCTTCAGGCCCGGTAACCGCAGATTTTGAATTTGATATTCATTGCCGTTTTGATACCGATGAAATGCCGATTAACATTGATAATTGGAGTAGTTATTCGTGGTCGGGTATTAGTGTAGTTGAAATTAAAGTTTAGGAGGATTGCATGGCTTTTACCTTTTATACCGTGGGGTTGCTTGAGGATTTTTCCTATTATAGTAACTGTGTACAAAATAGAAATAGTGCGTACGCCAGATTATCCCCTTATTACGTCGTGGAATTACAAAATGGTTCTAACTATGTACTAAGGTATGATTTCCCGCAAGCTGTATCCGAAGTATACCTTTCGGAAATAACTTATATTTCAGCAACCAACGGAAATTATGCATCAAACCGCTTATTGGCCTTAAGAAAATCTGACTTAACTACGGATTTGCTGTGCTTTGCCATTGACCATACCACAAGGGTGGTCACGGTGTATGCCAATAACATCGCTAGAGGTACGTTTCAGATGATTGTTGGCGTACAGACACAAATCGAAGTCCGATTTAAACGGGATGCTATAGCAGGTGTTGTTCAAGTGTGGAAAAATGGCGAGCTTGTTGTAGACTTTACCGGAGATACCGGATCGTCAACTGATCTCATTGCTTGTGCCTATTGGTGTTCGTATTCAGGATATAGCCTTCCGCAATATATTTCTGATCTTGTTATAACTACCACAGGCCGGATTGCTAACAAGCGTCCGGTAATTCTTCCCCTTACCGGACCAGGCGATAGCAATCCGCCGAAATACTACGACTTTGTTGGCAACCAGTTTTCTACCGGGGGTAGTGGCCTTACTGTGAATCGAACCTATATTCAAAAACAAGCCTTTCAGTATGCTGGGACCTTAACCAGCGTTACCGCCAACTTTTCAACAGTTGGAACTTGTTATATCGGCATATGCACTAGGAATGCAGCAACACCTACAAAACACACCCGCCGATTAGTCTCCTCGCAGCTAACCGTTGGAGCCACTGGAATAAAAACATTTGTAGCCGGAACGGATTTTCCCGCCGACTGGGTGATTGCACCGGGAGAGTGTTTGGCCATTTTCTGTGAGACAGCGCAAGTAAAATCGGTCAGTGCTTTGGCGGATGATAACAAATATAACTCAGATGCGTCGTATTACTATGCGGGTAATGGACTGGCAGGCACTTCTGAACTTTCTTATATAGCCGGGGTAAGCAATACTTTTGACCTAATCTGTGCGCAATACCAAGTTACCAATAGTGGAAACTTTTATAATACCTCGTCGGCTGTAGATAAGCTTTCTAAGAAAGATTTCGTGGAAACGCAGCGGTATGCCGAATTCTCGAATGCCGACGAAGCCGTTTTTTGCAGTATTGGCGACTTACCGTTAGTATGTACGGGCGTAAAATCTATAAAAGTATCAGCACGGTCTATTGCTGGGTCCGCCCTCCTAAACTCTGAGTGGCGGTTAAAAATTGGAACCGATGATTTAGCGGTACTCAGCGCGGCTCCTACAAATATGACGCTAAAGACGATACAATTTGATGGCACCTGGACGCCGGAACAATGCAATTCGGCGCAGATCGGTTATAAGGTCAAACCGTAGAGAGAAGGCACGAATATGGCGAATGCAAAACTGGCGCAACTAAACGGGACGGTATACATGGAGGGGCTTTCGGCAGAAATTGCGGGGTTGTATGTACAGGCATTTATAACCGATGAAATGCTAAATGCGACTAAGCTTGTAGAGTTGTATGCCGAAGGATATATAGATGACAGGCCTGAACTTGCTGCTTTATATGTCCAAGCACTTGTTGATCCCCATCCCTATCCTTGGATGACGGAAGAAGTATTAACGACGGCGTATTGTTGGCGTATTGAGAGAACAGATGGTGTAGTTTTGGGGTTCACCAGCCATGACCAAGATATCACCTTTGACGGTGTTACGTATGAAGCGGCCACTGGTTTTACCCCGACAGCGGTTGACACGAACGATACGCTTGCCGTCGATAATCTCGATGTCGACGGAATGCTAACCGCGGATTGTATCACCGAAAATGAACTGGCGGGTGGTGTATATGATTTTGCCAAGGTAACCATTTCTCTGGTTAATTGGAAGAATATTAGTGATTCCAGGCTTGTATTACGTCGAGGAACAATCGGCAGACTACGTTATGGAAAAAACGGATTTACTGCCGAAATCCGCGGGTTAACCGAAGCGTACCAACAAAAAGCTGGGGCGGTATACCAAAAAACTTGCCGGGCTACCCTGGGTGACAAAAAATGCAAAGTCAATATTGTGGACTATACGACAACGGGAGCAGTGCTGGCTGTAGATGCGGATACTGAGTTTATGACAAATGTACAGGTGACAGCGGGATTCTACGACTATGGCTGTCTCCGCTGGACTTCTGGTACGAATATCAATACGACAGTCGAAGTGAAAACCTATTTGGCAGATGGAACCATCGAGGTATATCTGCCGACGATTTGGAAGCCGGAGGCAGGGGATACCTTTATTCTTATGGCTGGGTGTGACCGTAACTTGTCTACTTGTATAAACAGGTTCAATAATATGCTAAATTTCCGAGGCGAACCGTATGTGCCGGGGAATGATTATCAGACAGGGTATGCCACCCAAGGGGCCTCTAATGTGGTGGCTTCAGGAACTAATCCTGCTAGAGGGTAGGTGATGTTTTGCTTAAAGACGCAATCGTATCAGAAGCGAGAGAATGGCTTGGTACGCCTTGGCAGCATCAGGCGAGTTTAAAGGGAGTAGCCTGTGACTGTGTGGGGCTGGTCCGAGGCGTTTATACTGAAGTTACCGGAAGAACGGTGGAGAGTAGTACTGATTATTACCGAATTCCTATTCCGGGGCGTGAAACCCGGTTAGTATAAGAGTTGTCCCAATATGCAAATGAAGTCCTTGTAGAAAGTAGGCAGCCGGGTGATGTGCTGCTTTTTTCTTTTTTATTTCAAGCTTCTAATCATGTGGGCATTGATTCTGGTAATGGTCAATTTATTCATGCGTGGCTGGATGTTAACCGGACGGTGGAAATGCCTTTAAGTTGTGAGTGGCTGCGGTCGTTACGGCATGTGTTTCGCATCCCGGAGAAAAGCTAGTGGCCACCCTGCTTCTTGCCAACGCTATTGCGGCGGCAAACCCTTTTTGGGCCGCTGTTATGACCATGGGAGCTAGTTATATTGACCAGAGCTTGTTTGGCCCTAAACAGCCAAGTGTACAAGGGGCAAAACTGGATGACCTCCGTTTGCAGTGTTCCACCTACGGAGTACCCATCAATACGATTTATGGAACCGTTCGGATTTCCGGCAATGTAATTTGGGGTACGAACTTTGTGGAACATAAAAAAACTCAAAAACAAGGAAAGGGCGGCGGGAGAGCTACAACTAGCAGTTACTCCTATACCGTTTCCTGCGCGATTGGTTTATGTGATGGTGAGATTTCTGGTATTAGCCGGGTGTGGGCGGATGGTAAAGAAGTAACTGATCGGTTCTGGCCACAGGAGAGTTCTTCGATAAACTGGACGCTGTACACCGGAACCGAAACCCAAGAACCTGATCCGTTTATAACGGCGATCGAAACTTCGCGACCGACTCCCGCCTATCGGGGTTTAGCCTATATTGTTCTAAAAGATTTGGATGTAACGGACTTTGGTAATCGTATCCCCAACTTTACGTTTGAAGTCGTGCGCGATGGTGCTTTTTTAGACGGTATTATAAAAGAGGCTTCTAAAAAGGCTGGATTAAATGCCGCTTTGGGGAGTGTGGATATTGATGCCAGTGACCTAGCTGGCATCGCGGTTGACGGATTTACGGTATCATCTGATCGGACCTATCGCGAGCGGGTTGAACAACTGATGACCGTATATAACTTTGGCGCGTGCGAAACGGATGGCAAAGTTACTTTTCGGCGGAAAGAACAATGTAATACATTTTATATCCCATTGGAGGATTTAGGGGCAAAAGAAGGCGATAAAGGGGAAGACGAAATTTACCAGGTGGAGCGAAAGCATGACCAGGAATTGCCGAAGGCATTAACTGTTACCTATTTGTCGTTGGATAAAGACTACCAGGCTGGGGCGTTAACAGCGATACGAGTTAATTGCAACAGTGAAAATGCCGCCTCTTTGGATATTAATTTTTGCCTGACTGATGCCCGCGCTAAAGAAATGTCGGAACAGAAGCTCTATGAAGCGTGGATTCGACGGTCTACGATAACTGCCGCACTTGGACCGACATGGGCTTTTCTTTCTCCCGGCGATCAATTGGACCTAAATTTAGCCGGGCGCAGGCGGTTGGTGCAACTCACTAAAACAAAACTTGGCGCCACTATGGTTTTAAAAGTAGAGGGCACGGACGTTGGTGGTAATACCTATAAACGAATAGAGCGGGCGATTGATGAAGAGGTGAAACCGTCGCCTGTCCGTGAACCTTCCTCTGTTACCTTCGAGTTTTTGGATATATCCCGTTTGCTGACAGATACCCGAACAGACCATATTGTATATATCGCCGCGACCGGAAATCCCTACTACAGCGCCAATGTTTTTGAGACCCAAGATGGTGGCGCGTCTTGGTTTTTAAAAACTCAGGTACTCAGCCAGGGAACAATTGGTCAAGCTTTAACAGCGCTGGCAGTAGGTCCAACGGAATATTGGGATGAGGGGAATAGTTTAACGGTATGGCTAGCGAGTGGGACGCTGGAGTCGAGGCCGGAACTAGATGTACTGAATGGGTATAATGCTGCTGTTATCGGGTCAGAAATTATCCAGTTTCGTTCGGCGACATTGGTTGCGGCAAATACCTATGTTTTGAGAGGACTTCTGCGTGGACGCTTGGGCACAGAAGAACAGGTTGGTTCGCATACAGTTGGAGAAAGGTTTGTACTACTGGAGGCGGGAAGAATCGAAAGTATGCAAGCATCGATGGCGGAGTGGTATGCAGAGAAAACGTATCGCGTCGGACCGGCTACGAAATCAGTTTTGGATACTGTGTATAGGGAAGTTACTTTTACCAATACAGGCCGGATGTTTCAGCCCTGGTCAGTTTGCCATGTAGCTACTAGCCGGGATGGTGCTGGTAATCTTACTATTACGTGGATACGGCGGGATCGTAACGGGGCGTGGCTGGATAATGTTGATGTACCGATGAGTGAAACCAGTGAAATGTATGAAATAGATATTATGAATGAATCAACTATTAAACGCACGCTAAAAGTTACGGCACCAAATGTGACCTATACCGCTGCGGACCAGATAGCTGACTTTGGTACAACTCAGGCATTTATCACGGTTCGCATCTATCAGATGAGCAATATTCGTGGACGAGGAATTGGAAAGGAGGTGATCGTTTGAGTAACACCACTCGGTTAGCACTGCCTAATTTAGTGGCAGGACAGGCACAAAAGGAAATTACCCATAACATGGCATTACAACGTTTAGATGCATTAGTTCAGACGGCGGTAGAAAGTATGACGCTCACATTACCTCCTGCTGGAGTAGAGGGAAACCTATATATTGTTGGCCCAGGAGCCACGGGAGGTTGGGCTAGTAAAGAAAACACTCTTACGCAATTTATAGGAGGCGCTTGGTTTTTTTATGCGCCATTTTCTGGTATGCGGGTGTGGAATAAAGCCACTTCTACGGCAATGGTCTTTAAGGGAACCACGTGGATGCAAGAAGATACGGCACAAGATAAGATCGGCTTTTTTGGAACGGCACCGGCAGCTAAAGCTACTGTTGCGTTAAGTAACACAGATAATAGCATGGGTAGTTTACCAATCAGTACTGCGTATTCTCAAACGGAGATACAGGCTCTGCGTGATAAGTGTGAACAACTGGCAGATGACGTGCGGGCGCTTTATGCAGCGCTGGGCCAATATGGGTTGATTTAATAAAGGAGGACTTTATGGTCGAATATACACAAACTGAACTGCGAATCATGGCGGTGTTTTCTGCTGTGGGCGCAGTTTTTTCTTTTCTTATTGGTGGTGTAGATACGTTGGTGAAAGCTCTGCTTATTTTTATTGCGATGGATTACCTGACCGGTGTTATTGCTGCCTGGAGTACGGCTGATTTAAATAGTAAAAAAGGGTTTGAAGGGATTAAACGAAAACTGGTCATGCTGCTTGTGGTCATTGTTGCCAACTGGATCGATATGGCTCTCTTTGGTAGCAGCGCATGTAGATCAATGGTGATTTTCGCGTATTTAGGTAATGAAGGGTTAAGCATTATGGAAAACGTAGATCGGATGGGGTATGGCAAGATGATCCCGGCAATTGTTCGAGAAAAACTTTTGCAGCTTAGAGAAGAAAAAAAGCCTGGTTCAAAAGAGGAAAACCTCTAAAAATGATCCTTCGATTTTCCTACAAAAACTGTATTTTGAAAGGAAGAAAGATATATGAAGATCATGTTAGATCCGGGACATGCAGGAAGAACGGTTGATCCTGGTGCGGTACATGCCAAATCTGGTTTACAGGAAGCCGATGTTGTTTTAGTTGTTGCGCGGCTGGTTAAAAAATATTTGGTAGCGGTGGGTCATGAAGTCCAGATGACTAGGAGCACTTGGGAAGATGTGAAAACGGATGAGCTAAGTTATAGAACCTCCGTATCTAATGAATGGGGAGCAGATGTTTTTGTATCCTTGCATTGTAACAGTGCAGAAAATAAAGAAGCAAAAGGGTTTGAGGTTTGGACATCGCCCGGCAATACCCAAGGGGATCGGTTGGCGAGCTATATATATGAAGAAATCCATAAGGAGTTTTCCGATCGTAGAGGAAGAACCGATTATTCAGATGGGGATGCGGATAAGGAATCGCGTTTTTACGTATTGGTGTATACTGACGCGCCAGCGTGCCTGATTGAAATGGCGTTTATATCTAATGCTGATGAAGCAGCATTGTTAGGAAACCTAACTTGGCAAGAGCGTTATGCAAAAGCCATTGCCCGAGGAATCACAGATTATGCAGCTGCTTTGAGTAAAGGGCTATGAACTTTTATTGGACTTGGAGGTGGATATTATTTATTTCCTTCCTATTAATATGTGCAATTTGTGCAGTCTGGTTTTATCAACGGACTACTGGTGAAGACGAGTTGCAAGCGGTTTTACTTAACCAAGATCAAATGAATGATGCATATTTGGTAGCCCGAAGACTTGACATTACGCAGGTGGAAGGCAAAGAGTTGGTGGCGGCATATTATCGGGAAAATACCAAACCTGCGGCTAGCTTTATTGTAAAAGTGCCATCAATTGAAGAAGCGTCAGAACAGGTGGTGGGACGGATCAATGCACAAGATCCGTCCCTGCCGCTTGCGGCGCGAGATAAGAGTGATCGGACTGTGGTAGTGAAAAACGATGCAGCGCATAAGGTGGATGTCCTAAAGATTAACATGGATAAGTCTTGGGAGATTTCGCTGGGGCTTGGCAGTCACCAGGGTGATGTGTATGTGCCGGTATCTGTGCAGCGAAATTATGATGTGTATCATGCTGTTATGGCAGAGATCCATATGGGGCCAGAAGAATTGGCACGGGGAAAAATAAAGACATCCGGTTGGGAGGTTAAACATGTTTGGCGGTATTGAATATTCAATGCTTTTTGTTATAATAAAAATACGGAAGAGTGGAGTTGAGCTAGATGTTAATAAGCAGGAAGTCGATCGATAGTACGACTGGTAATGCTGCTGATGATAGAATAAAAGCAGAAAAACATGAAGTAATAGCGGCGTTGGTTAAAGCAGAAAAAAAGTATACTAAAATGCTCACTCAATTAAGTAAGTAGAATTGCTGAATATATTTAAATACACGAATACGGTATAGTGAACTTTTTATGGAAAAATAGATAAAATGGTTTAATTGTTGACCAAGTATCACTTTGTTGAGAAAAACCGCCTAAGCTATATTTGGTGGTTGGCAAAATGGTTAGAGCAACACAGCCAACCATTATAAATTTTATATTATGAACTGTTGCTTTATAGGAGGCAACAGTTTTTTCATTTTAAACTTTAAGGTAAGGAGAAATGCCGATGTTAGTTTATCCGGTGATATCAAATGAATATGAAATTGCCAGATATATCATTAATAGCATGTTACAAAAAGGTATAATTTCGAAAAAAGAATTCGAAATCATTGATGCAGAAAATAAACGAACATTTATCGGCGAATAATAGCTAAATGGCTTGTCATATAGGGCTGTTTCGAGCTAACATTACCTACCTTCTAAATTACGGAAGGTGGGTATTTTTTTTAGAAAAAATATGTTCCCTTATTCCTCAAAAGCGTGAACTGGAAAGGGGTATTGTATGAAAAAAATAACAACCATTAAAGCCGCGCAAAACTATGATGAAGAAGGAAAAAGAATAAGTAAGCTTCTTGTTTGTGCGTATTGTCGGGTTAGTACTATGCATGAAGAACAGCAAAATTCGTTTGATGCTCAGATTCGGCATTATAGTACCATGATCGAAAGCAATTCCGAATGGAAGTTTGCTGGCATTTATGCGGATGAGGGGATATCTGGAAAAAGTAAGAAAAATCGGACGGAATTTTTGAGAATGATCCGAGATGCAGAGAACCGTAAGATTGACCTTGTTATTACCAAGTCTATTAGCCGTTTTGCCAGAAATACAGTCGATTGTATTGAAACAGTTCGATTTTTGAAAAGTTTAGGTGTGGGAGTATTTTTTGAAAAAGAGAGTATTAATACATTAAATGCAGAAAGTGAGCTGATTCTTACCATTTTAAGCTCCATTGCTGAAGAAGAACTAATATCTACGTCGCAGAACATTCGCTGGTCTAATCAAAAGCGATTCAAGCAAGGCAAGATGCATTTAGTGACAGAACGCTTTATGGGATATGAAAGAGATGGCAAAGGTGGACTGATTATTAATGAAGAACAGGCGGCGATTGTCCGCAGAGTATTTCATGAAAGCATTTCTGGTATGGGGGTAACCTTGATTGCAAGGGGATTAGAGGAAGATGGAATCAATAATGTGTCGGGAGGTACACGTTGGCAACCTTCCGTAATCTTGGGAATGCTTAAAAATGAAAAATATGTAGGAGATGCCATTCTTCAAAAGACAGTCACAGCGAATACGATTACGTTTAAGAGAAAGGCCAACGAAGGAGAAGCGCCGATGTATTATATTCGAGATAATCATCCAGCGATTATTGAACGAGACAAATTTGAATTGGTGCAGGAACTTCTTAAAGAACGCTCCAAAGGGAAAGGATATAGGCCTGAAATTGCTTGGAAGTATCAGAACCGATATCCATTTAGTCAAAAAATCGAGTGTGGCAATTGCGGGAGAAGTTATAGGCATCAAATTCATAATTGCTCAAAGCCTTCAACACAGCAATTTTGGGGATGCGCTAATTATATAGAACGAAAAATCACTACCTGTGATAGTAAGCCAATCAAAAATGATACACTCGAGCGTTTATTTGTGAGGCTTTTCAATAAGCTGCTAACCAATAGAAATATTTTAACTTCTTTTTCTGCCACACTTAGGCTGGTCAATCATGCTAAAATTGGTGGCGGAAAACTAGATGATATTAATGCGGAAATCGATGGATTACTTAAACAGGAACATGTTTTGCTGCAATTGTATGAGAAGGGGGCGGCCGACAAGGCCATTGTTCGCATTGAGCATGAAGAATTGATTGGCAAGCTTGGTAGGCTAAGAGCAGAGCGTAGCAATATTATTGAGCAAATTGAAAGTCAAGATGCACGACTAAAACAGACAGAGAAACTAATCACAGTTTTTGATGGAGTGGAAAATCCAATCGAGAGCTTTGATGAAGAGTTATTTTCGACCATTGTAGATAAGTTAGTGGTAAAAGAACGGGAATGTATTGTGTTTCGCCTGAAAAATGGCATGGAGCTTGAAGAACGGTACGCGTGGCAGCGGGGCGAAGATAAAGTGTGAGGTGATCAACATGGCGACAATTCCTTTGTATCCATACGGCTACAAGTTGAATTATTTAGGAAGAAAAGAGATTCATGAAGAAAGGGCAGCTGTTGTTCTGTTAATTTATGAAAAATATATAGAAGGCATGAATCGTTATGCTATTACCTGGCATTTGATCAAGCATGAGATTTTACGGCCGCGTGGCGACTCTTGTGATTGGCAATATAGTATGGTATCGAGAATCTTAGAAGACGAGAGATATTTGGGAAATGAAAAATATCCGCAAATACTTTCTGAAGAGATGTTTGAAGCGGCCCAGGCGGTACGCCGAAGGGAAAAAGACAAAGCAGCTGTATCAAGGCATGAAAGTTGTAATGAAAATCGAAAATATCCTTTTTCTGGTTTTATCCAATGTGGAAGCTGCGGCAGCAATTATATCCGGGGACTCCAGCAATGCGGCGTTCATCGAAAGGCAAGTTGGCGATGCCTAAATTATCATTTGAAAAATGAGGGTAAGTGTAAAGCAAGCGGCAATATTTATGAAGAAGTACTAGAAGTGGTTTGTGTTAAAGCATATAACCGGGTATTAAGAGAGTGTATTGAAGGAAACCTTCATGCTGAATCAAAAGCTAGCCGACCGGACATAGATAAAACCTTGGAAATGCTCATACATGAAACGATTGAACAAATGAAGTATGCCGATGAAAGTAAAATGGAAAAACTTCAAAATGATTTGAACGTATTAATGAAAAAACGAACAGAAGTTGAGTGGCAGGTCACTCCATTGGATTTAGGCAACTATGAAACAGAGAAAATAAGGCGGCATTTTGAAGAATATTCAGCACTCATGCTGGACTTAGATATAGAAAAAATTAAAGCAGTGTTTTCTAGAATTGTGGCCTCAGAGCCTGGAGAGTTAAAGCTAATTCTTAAAAATGGCAATGAAATAATCGAAAAATATAAGCCAATGAGGGGGCAGACGAAACATGCGAAAGAAAATAGAGGTTATACCTGCAAAGCAGATCCAAGAACTTAGGGGGCTAGAAGCGACAGCTAAAACTAGAGTGTGTGCTTATTGCCGGGTTTCAACAGACAACGAAGATCAGCTCAGTTCCTTGGAAGCGCAAGTGAAGTTTTACTCAAACTTAATCGCCAATAACCCGGCGTGGGAATTTGTAGGTATTTATGCGGATGAAGGAATTAGCGGTACCAATACTAAAAAGCGGCTTGAATTCAACAGAATGATTGACGATTGCATGGCGGGAAAAATTGATATGGTTATGACGAAATCAATCAGTAGATTTGCACGTAATACGCTGGACTGCCTGCAATATGTGCGGCAACTTAAAGAAAAATGTATTGCGGTGTTTTTCGAAAAAGAAAATATTAACACACTGGATGGGCGGGGCGATTTGCTAATTAGCATTATGTCGTCACTTGCGCAAGAGGAAAGTTCGAATTTATCGAAAATAACCCGCATGGGTATTGTGTATCGATTTCAAGAAGGTAAGGTGTGGGTAAACCATAAATGGTTTTTGGGATATACCAAAGATGAAAATGGTAACCTGGTAATAGTTCCAGAACAAGCCGAGGTTGTACGGCGAATTTATCGAGAGTATCTTGAAGGCAAAAGTGCCAAGAGTATTCTTAAAGGATTAGAACGGGATGGAATACGAAATGGTGCCGGACATTTAAAATGGCACGACACCAATATTTATCAGATATTAAAAAATGAAAAATATACGGGTGATGCGCTCTTGCAAAAGTCGTATACCATTGATTTTTTAAACAAAAAGAGAGTGCGCAATGATGGTTATGTTCCTAAATATTATGTGGAAAACAGTCATGAAGGAATTATAACGAAAGAGGATTTTGCAGCGGTTCAAGCGGAACTGGCTCGAAGAAATAATCTGAGAGGTTATTCTAAAACTGGTAAAAGTGAATTCTCTAGCAAATATCCGTTTTCAGGCAAGTTATATTGTAGCAATTGCGGGGCTAAGTTTAATCGGCAGATTTGGGGCACGGGTAAATATAAAAAAGGCGTCTGGATTTGTGCCAATCACAGAATGAATGGTGAGGAGGCTTGTTCGCAGAAGGCGGTAATAGAAAGAAAGCTAGAGCAGGCATTTGTAAGGGCGATGAACCAAGTCATTGGTGGCAGGGATGTGTTTATGAACAAGCTTTTTGATAATATTTATAAAAGTTTAGAGGCTGTTGAGCACGAATATACCAAGGAACAGATAAATCAACGGTTAGATGAACTTCAGCAGGAAATAATGAGTTTGGTTCGATTGAATGCCAAGACAGGGCTTGATATTAGAGCCTACGACAGTGAGTATGGTCAATTAACAAAAGAAATTGAGCGGTTTAGGGAACTACGGCAGAAGTTATTGGATGATGATGCCCAAAATGTGATCAGGATTCAGCGGATTGATGAGTTAAGACAGTTCATTCAGGAACAGTCTTCGCCGCTTGAATGGTTTGACGGAGACCTCTTTCGTAGGCTCATTGAGAAGGTCAGTGTGAAGTCTTTGGTTGAGGTGACCTTTGTTTTCAAGACAGGGGTTGAGGTAAGGGAGGTTTTGGGATAG